GCTTCAAACCGGCAAGTAGTGGGTAATCAAGGCTGCATACTCACCGCATGCTGATCGGCGAAAAATGACATTTCATTTCGGCGAAAATCGACATTTTCGAGTTGGCGCTGACATCTCTGCAATCGGTCAGCCCCGCCAGTTTGAAGCGGCATACAGTGGCCTATTCCCAGCCGAGCAGCACGGCCCCTATGACCCGGCTGACCGGCGGGTATAGCGGCCTGTCCAGGTAGGAGGTGGACTGATGGCGCTGCAACTGATTGACCTGACCGCCGATGTTCAATACATCGACGTGGATGTGTCGAAGGTGCCCTACACCTTTTCGGTGAAGCTGATCGACCGAACGTACACCTTCACCATCAAGTATAACGCGGAGGGCGGTTTCTTTACGACTGATCTTCTGGATGTGAGCGGCGATGTTCTGGCCTTTGGGGAGATCATCCGCTACGGCAGGCCGCTGTTCAATGTGGTGGAGGATGAGCGGTTTCCTATTCCCATTATCATCCCTCACTGCATCACTAATGACAATATTTCGGAGGTTACGCCTGAAAACTTCGGGCGGGACGTGAAGTTATACCTCCACGACAGGAAGGGCGAGGACGATGCCATTCTGGATTAGAGATGCCACGTTGGTTCTCGGGAGTAACAAATATTCACTGGATCGGCTGCACTTCTCTTTCGAGATTCCTTTTGAGGACAGCGATGAGCCGCCGGTAGCGACGGTGAAGGTGATGAATCTCTCCGAGAGCACCCGGGCCGGCATTAAGAAAAACGATTCGGTGATCCTCAATGCCGGGTATCAAGGCGACATGGGCTGCATCTTGGTCGGCAAGGTGGCTGGGCTAAAGCATAAGCAGGCCAACGTGGACTGGACGACCACTCTCACTGTCCAGCCCTGTGCCGATGAGATTCTCGGCAAGATGATAAACAAGACCTACAAGGAAAACACCACGGCCCTAGTTATCGTCAAGGACCTGCTTAACATTTTCGGCGTGGAGATTGGGAAATGCGAGCTTTCCATCAACACGAGCTACCCGCGAGGCCGGGTCTGCCGGGGCAATCTGAAGCAGGTGCTGACCGAAATCGTGGTGAGCGAGTGCAAAAGCCGATTCATCATTCGTCCTACCGGGCAAGTTTACATCACCAAAGCCGACGACGGTATCAACAATGGCTTGCTGCTCACGCCAGCCAATGGACTGCTTCGGGCCGATGAGGAAAAGGTCGCTATCCCGGTCGAGACAAAATCTAACTCGCAAAAAACCGGAGAGGACAGAACAGATGATGACCATGTTTCCCGTTCCTGCCTGCTCAATTATGGCATCTCTACTGCTGAGGTCGTGAAGATTCAGTCCAGCGACCTCAATGGTCGGTTTATTGTGTCAAAAGGAAAGCATATTGGAAGCTGGTCGAGTGATTGGAAAACCTCGATGGAGCTGAAGCCCTGGCCGTAAAGGAGTGATTTTAATGCCTGCTCTAGATAGTTTTAAGATGCAGCGCACCCACGATCAGAAGTTGAAAGAATCTCTCTGTGTGGCCGCCGTCGTGCAGGTGCTCAAATTCGACCCTGAGAAGATGACGGTCAATGTGCAGCCGCTTTCCAAGCAGTTGGAGAACGGTAAGTATGAGAGCCAGCCGCCAATCCTATGTGTGCCGGTGGCTGTCACCCACAGTGGTGGGTTTCTGTTTCGGCCCTGGTTCAAACCGGGTGACACGGGTGTGGTCGTTTACCTTGACCATGATATGGACGCCACAGTGACCGGGGGTAAGGAAGCCAAGCCCTTGACGGAGCGGAACCACGCCACGTCTGATGCCATTTTCGTCGGAGCCATCGTGTCTGGCGAGTACAAAGTGAAGGGTCTGCCAGAAGAGAGTATTGCTTTGGCGAAAGATGATGGCTCAATTTATGTTGCCATCACGAAAGATAAAGCCATCGTGAAAAACGAGGGTACGACCGCCGAGTTCACCGCTACTTCGATTGATATGAAATCCATAGACATGAATATCACACTGGACGGGAACATGACGGTCAAAACCAGCGGCAAGGTATTTCTCAATTAGGAGGTGGGCCTATGCCCGCAGCTACGCGGCTTAATGACAACTGCACTGGACATGATTCTTGCCCTCCCGCGCCTCTGGTGGAGGGCAGCCCGAACGTCATTATCAACGGACGTTCGGCGGGGCGCGTAGGCGATCACTATGCTTCGCACGGTTGCGTAGCACACCCGGGCCACCAGGATGTGATCGCTGCCGGGAGCTCAAAGGTAGAGATTAACGGAAAACCTGCTGCCCGTACTGGTGACACGGTTTCAATCGGCGGCGCGGTTCAGGATGGCAGCGACAACGTAATCATCGGAGGCTGACCAGGAAGGAGGCGCGGCAGCATGGATGATAATATGACCCTGTTTATTGACCCGGAAACCAGAGATTTGGTGTTTGACGAGGACGGCTCCTTCAAGAAAATCTACGGCAGGGACACCACCGTTCAAAACGTGCGTCACGCACTCCTGACATGGAAAGCTGAGTTCTTTGCTGATCTGACCCATGGTACGGACTATGAACGAATCATGGGTAAGAAGGAGAATGACATTGACCAGGGCGAAATTGAGGAAGTCATTCGAGAGGCAGTATTTCAGGAGCCGGATGTAGCCCTGATTGATGAAATGGCTGTCTCGTATGAAAACCGGAACATCACAGTGGAGCTTGTCGCCACACTCGTGGATAATGAGAAAATCAGATTAGAGGTGACAGCATAATGGCGAAATCAACTGACTGGGGCCTGACTGATGCGGGCTTTAGGCGTCCAACCTATGCGGAGCTGCTGGATGCGCTTGAATATAAGACCCGGGAGCTATTTGGCTCGAAGGCCAATTTTGCAGTGCGCTCACCGCTGGGCATATTTCTTCGGATTTATGCATGGATGCTGAACCTCCTGTTTTCCACGCTGGAAGATGTCTACAACAGCCGATTCATTGACACAGCTGTTGGGGCCAGCCTTTATAACTTGGGTCGGGCCATCGGGCTCCGGCTTCTGGGGGCGCAAAAAGCTGTTGGCTACCTTACCTTTGAAGGTGAAGATGGCGTGGATGTCCCTGAAGGATTTCTAACTGAAACAACGGCGGGCGTCCAATATATCACGCTTCAGTCCGGCGTTATTCGGAACGGTTCTGTAACACTCCCGGCCTCTGCCGCTGTCGCCGGGCCTGACGGGAACACGGCAGAGGGGACAATCAAGAACATCACGAACCCGAAGCTCGGAATAAAGTCCGTGATAAACGAGAGGGCCTTTGAGGGCGGCAGGAACACAGAGACCGATGATGAGTTCCGGGAACGGTACTACCTGTCTGTGGACTTCGCTGGCGGCGTCAACCTGGACGCCATCATCGCTGAGATATACGGGAGCGTGGAGGCCGTCGTTGCGGTCACCGGGGAGGAGAACGACACCGACTTCGAGAGCAAGACCGGCCTGCCCCCGCACTCGTTCGAGATTGTGGCCTACGGAGGCCTCGACGAGGACATAGCACGGGCCATCTACCGCCGGAAGGCAGCGGGTATCCAGACCTTCGGCAACACGACGGTCCCGGTCGTCACCACCGCCGCTGGCATCTACGATGTCTATTTCAGCCGTCCCGCTCCTGTCGTCGTGTGGGTTAAGGTGTTCAACCTCGTGACCAACAGCAAGTTTCCCCTGGACGGCATCGAGCGGATTAAGCAGGCCATCATTCAGCACATCGGCGTAAACACCCGCGGTGGGCTGAATATCGGCCAGGACGTTATCTGCGTGACCCTGCCCACGGTTGTTTTGAGGATTCCCGGCGTTGTGGACTTCGACCTGCAACTCAGCCCGGACGGTAAGACGTTTAACTGGAAGAACATCAAGATTGCCGCCAGGGAGAAAGCCGTCACCGATGAAAGCATGGTGATCGTGGAGTGAGGAAGTACCTATCTGAAATGCTGTATGCCCTGACCAGCGCATACAGCCGCAAAGACTACGACAACCATCAGCAGGGCCTCCCAGTGCAGACGAACATCGGGAAGCTGTTCTCCATCTTCGCCTGGGGCCTGGATCTTGTTCATGAGAACGCCGAGCTGGTGAAGCTGTGGGATGACGTCAACAACGCCAAGGGCGCTGTACTGGATCGGTACGGCGCAAACTGGGGCGTTAAGCGATTCAATGAGAACGACACCCTATACCGTCTGGCAATCAAGGTCAAGGTGATGTCCCAGCTCTCCGGTGGAGATACCGACACAGTTATCAAGGCTGCCGCCGAACTTCTGGGCGTTGAGTACACGGACATTGAGTTTAGGGATGTCTTCCCGGCGAAGATTGCGCTGTATGTTGACTGGCTTCTGCTCACCAAAGAACGGCAGGAGCTGATCGAGCCGATTGCTTGGTCCATCAAGCGTATCATCGCGACTGGCGTTGGAATGAGGCTGTATATGCGGACTTACCGCACCTACAGGTACAATTTGCTTGTCCGACATGGAGGCGCAATCGGCACAAGGTTCCGCTACAGCCCCGTGGGAGAGGATAGGGAAAACAGATGGGGCATGAAGGTTCACCACGGGGGAGCAGTCATATCCGGCCTGGCTTCCCCGCCAGCTAGCGAGGACAAAGCATTCCAAAACGCCTTGTATATGGCCCACGGCGGTGGATTATCCGCAGGTATCAAAGCAGCCCAGCCAGACACAAGGCACGGTTTTACGAGCCGTCAAACAGGCGCCGGCGGGGCTTTTACACGCACCTATATTAAATCGAAGCGAATGGATTAGAAGGAGGGAATACCGTGGGAAGATTTGAAGATGGCTGCTATGGCAGTTTAAAAGGAATTGCCCTCATCGGAAAAGTCATGGCGGGCCGCTGTAAAATGCACTATACCCGCGTGGCCGCCGGTAAGGGGGCAATACCGGAAGGGGCCTCGCCCAAAACCCTGGATGAACCCCCTGAGTATGTCATGGACGCTATGATTAGTGCCGTCACCAACCCGGTTGACGGTGAATGCCAAGTGTCCGTCCAGATCAACAGCGCAGACGTGGAGACGGGCTTTTATGTGACCGGGCTGCTGCTCTATGCAGAAGATCCGGACGAGGGAGAGGTTCCCTTCACCTACCTTGTGCTGGAAGGAGAACCGGAGTGGATCAGGCCATCCAGCTCCATCGTCGGGAAGCTGGCGCACTTTGACCTCATCGCAGCCGTTGGGGATGTGGATAGTGTAACAGCGACCATAGATCCCAGTGCATTGGTTACACGCGATTCCGTTTTGCGGATGTTTGCAGAGCACAATCGCTCCATCATGATGGGGGAGGTAACGCTTCCGCTGGCGACAGCGGGGGGCGACGCCCTGCTGGCGAGCGACGGCACGCCTATCGATGCGGTCTACAAGATTGCGAGCACCGGAAATATCATGGCCGCTGTTGCTGAACAGATCAGCGCGGCAAAGCGGGAGACTATCTCCGCCGCGGCTGCTGACGCGGCAAACAGGGCCAGTGCGGCAAAGCGGGAGGCGGTTTCCACTGCGGCCAGCGATGCAGCGGCCAAGGTCAGCGCCGTCCGCAGTGATCTGACTGCGGAGATCTCCGCACAGATTGCCGCCCACAACACGGTTTCAACCGCCCACCCCATGCATCTGGCGGTAGTAACAAAATCTTAAAGGAGGACGATAACGATGAGCATCAAAACAAGTGAACTCCAAAAGCTCACGGGCGTACAGGG